ATGGAAGTCAGAATGTTTTGGGACGCATCAACAGATGTGCCGTTCTTTCTTTCTTCCCCCGGTGCTACGCAGACGCTTGACATGACAGGCTTTGGAGGAATTACTAACGATGGCGGCTCTGGCGTTACGGGTGACATTATGTTCAGCACTGCTGATGCCTCTTCTGGCGATACCTATTGGTGCATCTTGGAGATGGTTAAAGGGTACGCGTAATGCCAAGCAAATCACCTTCCCAACATCGTTTGATGATGGCGGTCGCACATAACCCTGATTATGCCAAGAAGGTGGGTATCCCTACAAAAGTGGGGAAAGAATTTGTTCGTGCTGATAAAAAGGGTATGGCTAAAGGTGGCGGCGTAAATGCTGCTGGCAATTACACCAAGCCTGAGATGCGGAAGCGTATTGTCAGCAGTGTCAAAGCGGCTGCGGTTCAAGGCACTGGCGCAGGTCAGTGGAGCGCCAGAAAAGCACAGCTAGTAGCCAAGCGATATAAAGACGCAGGCGGAGGGTACAGAGATTGAAGGCTCCGCAGCAGTCTCTTAAAAACTGGGGTGACCAAAAATGGTCCACAAAGTCGGGAAAGCTTTCGTCAAAAACGGGCGAGAGATATCTGCCTGAAGCTGCTATCAAGGCACTTTCCCCGGCAGAGTACGCTGCGACAACAAGGGCTAAACGGCAAGGCAAGTCGGCTGGTAAGCAGTTTGTTGCTCAACCAAAAAGCATTGCAAAAAAAACAGCTAAGTATAGGTTCTGACTATGGCAAAGGATAATGCAAAAGTAGCCAAATCTTTGAAAAAAGCTGGCTTCTATGAAGCAGATAAAAAGAAGCCAGACCGTATAAGTATTATCAACAACGTCACAACCAAGCCTCAACGTTTGGAGATGGTGGATAAGTTATTTTTAGCCAAGAAGATGAAAGAGGGTGGCCCTAGTCTTGCCGTAGGAAGAGGTGAAAAACTTTCTGTAGAGCGTGGTGCTGGACTTACTCAGAAGGGCCGCGAGAAGTATAATCGTGAGACTGGAAGCAACCTCAAGGCACCTCAGCCGGGGGGCGGATCCAGAAAAGATTCATTCTGCGCCCGGATGTCGGGGGTCGTGAAGCACGCTTCAGGCGACGCACCGAGGGCAAAAGCCTCACTTAGACGTTGGAAATGTCCGGGCTGGTAAGGGGAATGAATAAATGGCTACATCAGGAACCGTCGGCCAAACCGTAATCAATGTTCAAACGCTGATTGATCACGGCGCGAGGCGTTGCGGGAAGCTGGCTGAGGAGTTGACGTCGGAGCAGCAACTCTCTGCAAGGGAGAGTTTGTTTTATCTGCTGTCCAACCTTGCCAACCGTGGCATTCAGTATTGGGCTATCACCAAGGTTGTCATTGGCATGACGGCCAACAAGTACATCTACAGCCTTCCGGTAGGTGCTATTGATGTTCTGAACGCGCTATACAGGACACTGAGTCGCCCTAGCGGTTCATACTCCACCTCAGCCGGTGGTGTAGTGGCAAATGTGTATGACAATGATGTTGATACTGTTTGTCAGCAAACGTCTGCAAATGGAAATATTTCCGTTGATTATGGTACTGATAATCCAGTGTATGCTGGATCTATAGGCGTTCTGCCCTATGTTGCAAATCAGGGATCTGCGTCTTGGACTTTGACGCTTGAATACTCCACAAATGGAACGACTTGGATTACTCTTTACAATATTGGGACTGTTACCGTTACTGATAATCAGTGGCTGTGGTACGACATCGACCCCGGTCAGAGCGTTGAGTATTACCGTGTAAGAATTTCTGGTGGCGCAACTTTGGCATTGCGTGAGTTTTACGTTGGGAACAACAGCACAGAAATCAGTATGTCCCGGCTGAACAGGGACGACTACACCAACCTGCCCAACAAGAACTTTACTTCTAACCAGCCGTTTCAGTTCTGGTTTGACCGGACAATCCCTCAGCCAACCATGTACCTGTGGCCGGTTCCTTCGGATCCATTTGTGCAGATGACGGTCTGGTATTCAGGGCAGATTCAGGACGTAGGTGCGCTGCAAGATGAATTGCAAATCCCACAGCGGTGGTTTCTGGCAATTCAGTCGATGTTGGCTCATCAGATGAGCATGGAAATGCCGGGGATTCCAGTTGATAGGATCACTTATCTTGAGGGTCAGGCAACAAAGTACCTGTACGATGCAGAACAAGAAGAGCGCGATAAGTCTCCTATCTACTACGCCCCGAATATCAGCGTGTACACACGATAATGCCAAGATTTTTAGACACAATAGGCTATTCAACGATTGCGATTGCAATATGTGATCGTTGTCGCATGAAAAGACCGCACGCGGAGATGAGGAGTGATCCCAACTTTCCCGGACTGCAGGTGTGCGGTCAGGGTTGTGCTGACGAGAAAGACCCGTACCGGCTCCCGGCTAGGCCCACGGAACGTATTACCATCCGATTTCCTCGCCCAGATGTCAGCGTTGCTGTTGACCCAGACGCTCTAATTACGGGGCCGTATCAAAATTACGAGATATCCCCAGAAAACAATCAAGATACGCCATCGAACAATGGCAATCTTGACAACCTGAGTCCATGACATGGCTAATGTAACTATTACGCAACTTCCTGCTGCCGGGGCTATCACTGGCACAGAATTAGTGCCTGTCGTACAGAATGGAGTGACTGTCCAGACAACAACAGCCGCGCTTGCTGGGTCGCCGGTACAGACGCAAACTTTCCTGACGCTGAACCAAGAGCCTACACTTACAAATAGTCGTAGGCTGTCGGCAGGAACGGGCGTAGGGCTTACGGATGGCGGGGCGCAAGCAGCCCTTCAAATAACCCTGAACGCAGCCTCTGGGAGCTTAGAAGCAGCCTCAAATGGCATGATTGCCAAGACCTCAAGTAATACGGTTGCTGGCAGAACGATGGCTTCGTCTACGACTGGATTATCTGTTGCCAACGGGGACGGCGTGGCGGCTGCGCCTACGTTTGCGTTGACTGGGGTGGCTTTGGCGGTTGCTGGAGCAACTGGAACAGGGGTTCTGGCGCTTAACAGTTCCTCAACGATTGCAACCAGAATAATATTGGGAACGACAAGCCAGATTGACATTACAGACGGGAACTTTGTAAATTCTCCCGTCATTGCAATTTCCAGCGATCCAATCGTCCCCGGTTCCGGGGGGATAGTTATTCCGGCTGGAACCACTGGGCAGCGGGGAGCCAGCACCAACGGAACTCTTCGCTACAACAGCACCACAGCGACATTTGAGGGTTACGCAAATAATGCTTGGGGTTCAATTGTTAGCGGCGCTGGTGTAAGCGCAATTTCTTTTGGTTCAACTGGTTTGACCCCGGCAACTTCAACCACAGGGGCTGTTACCGTTGCTGGAACATTGGCGGTAGCCAGCGGAGGAACTGGGGTTACAACAAGCACCGGCACGACAAACGTAGTGCTTTCAGACTCCCCTGTCTTAGTAACCCCAAATCTTGGTACTCCAAGTGCTTTGGTGGGAACAAATATCACGGGAACTGCAGCAGGGCTAACCGCTGGAACCGTCACAACAAACGCCAACTTGACTGGTGATGTGACATCCGTAGGAAACGCAACTACGCTTGCCACAGTTGCTTCGGCGGGTTCTACAGGGTCTAGCACAGCAATTCCCGTAATTACAATAAATGCTAAAGGCTTGACAACCAGTATCACCACAGCGGCAGTCGTTGCGCCAGCGGGAACCCTTTCAGGCGGAACTTTGGCCTCTGGGGTTACTGCTTCCTCGCTGACAAGCCTTGGCACGATTGCCAGTCTTGTTGTAACGGCAGGAACTATCTCCACCACCCCTTCGGCATCTACGGACATCGCCAATAAGATTTATGTTGACACTGTAGCGCAGGGACTGGACACAAAAGCATCGGTGGTGGCGGGAACAACTGCCAACATTACTTTAAGCGGCACCCAAACAATAGACGGTGTGGTTCTTGTTGCAGCGGATCGGGTTCTGGTCAAGAACCAAACGCTTTCCCAAGACAATGGCCTTTACCTTTGTGCGGCGGGGGCGTGGACAAGAACCACGGACATGAACACTTGGGCGCAAGTCCCCGGAGCCTATGTCTTTGTTGAGACTGGCACCACGTTAGCTGATACGGGTTGGGTTTGCACATCTGACGCTGGCGGAACGTTAGGTACTACAGCAATCACTTGGGCGCAGTTCTCTGGTGCGGGATCTGGGGTAAGTTCAATCACCTTTGGCACAACGGGTCTAACTCCAGCCACAGCGACTACGGGCGCGGTGACTGTTGCGGGAACCTTAGCTGTCGCTAATGGCGGGACAGGGCTTACCGCAGGAACGTCTGGCGGCATCTTGGCTTACACCGCCACAGGTACGCTGGCATCCTCCACATTGCTGGCTGCAAACGCGCTGGTCATTGGCGGCGGTGCTGGAGTAGCGCCAAGCACCACGACCACAGGAACGGGAATTTTGACGTTCCTTGGCACTCCAAGTAGTGCAAACTTGGCTGCAGCAGTAACGGATGAAACGGGTTCTGGTGCTTTGGTGTTTGGAACATCGCCAACCTTTACAACTTCGTTGAATTCTGGCGCATCATTTACGGCGTTTGCTGGGGCAACTACATTGCTTACAATTGGTGGTACTGGCGCAACGTCTGTTGTGGCACACCCCGGCACTTTGGAGCAATCAGGCACAACCGGCTCCGCAACTTTTGCTGGCGGCGTATATATAGCGAAAATATTAACCGCTGCTGGTGGCATTTCAGGCGGAACTTTTTAGGAAAACATCATGAGCGCATCTGGATTTACGCCTATCTCCTTGTACTTCTCCGCTACTGGCGCTGCTGTTCCTCTTGCAGCAAACCTTGTTGCTGGTGAATTGGCGCTAAACACCAACGACGGAAAGCTGTATTACAAGAACAGTTCCGGCGTTGTTACCTTGTTGGCTGGGGCAACTGCTGGTCCAGCGGGAGGGTCTACCACGCAGGTTCAGTACAACAATGCGGGTGTATTGGCGGGGATTACCGGAGCCACAACCAACGGTACAGCGTTGACGCTTGTTGCCCCCGTTCTGGGAACTCCTGCATCCGGCATAGTCACTAACCTGACCGGCACTGCCTCAATCAACATCAATGGCACAGTAGGCGCAACAACGCCCACCACAGGCGCATTTACTACAGGCACCTTCAGCTCGACCCTCGGTGTGACGGGTACGAGTACGCTAGGGGTGGTGAATGCAGGAACTACTTCTGCTACATCCTTTGTTAGTTCCTCTGGCGTTGGAGGTGCAGATGCTGGCATCTTTAATAGCACTGCCGCTAATGGTGGTCGGATCATCATACAAAGGAGTGGCAGCGCCATTGCGTACTTTGGGTCTTCTGCCGGGATAAGCGGCGTCGGATCAGCAACAGATACGGATGTGTTCGCCACTGGAAGCCTGCGTCTTTTTGCGGCAAACCAAGTAACAAATTATCT